CCAGCCCGTCTGTTCATGCGCGATTGCGCCTTGTTGATGCTTGCGGTGGACACATTCACATTGTAGTCCTTGTCGTTGATACTCCGCAGCAGTTCCACCTTTTGCCTGTCATAGTCATTGCTACGGCTCATTGCCTGTTCCACGCCCTGCCGAATCATTTCAGCCAGCGTTTCGAGGTCAAAGCCAGTTTCAGTAACGCCCATGCTCTGCGCCGCAGCCGCGAAGTTCGCCGCAGCTGGGGCCATTGCCGCCTGTACCGCGCTGAACATGGCAGACGCGATCTGCGACTTGTTCAGCACTTCCGTCCTGCCGCCAGCGTTCCCGACGATTTCAGCGCCATTCTCGCCAGCCCAGAACAGGGAGCCGTGGTTTACGCCAGACGTACCGCCAGCGTATTGCGGGATGTCGCTCCACTTGCCTCCGCTGAATACGCCACCTTTGGCGCGTTTCCCGCCAAAGTAGCCTGTAATTTTGCCGTCAACGTTGCCGAGAACAAGGTTGACTTTTTGGCTGATAGGCGTTTGCGCATACTGTTTAGCCCAGTTGTCAACCCAATCCCAGCCGTTCTTTTCCAATCCGACCTTTTGATAAACAGTCGTTTCGTTATAGCGGTTATCCGTGATCCAGCCGCCAACAGAAGTCCAACCATCCTGTTTCAGCCCAACGTCTACGTCGGTGTCAAGATTAGCTATCCCAAGAGCAGAGGTAGGTGTTCCAGTCCAACCTTTGGTAAGGCCGACCAATATAGACAGTTCCTTTTGGGTATTAGCCTTAAAAGTGTTCCACCACCATTGCCACAAAGTGTCGCTTTGCTGGTCAGTTGTATTTTGCTCAAGCTTGACACCTACGTTCACGTCCCTACCAGCACCGCCGCCAGCACTTCTACCACCGCCGCCAGTTGCACCACCAAAATTGTCATTTATATAATTTTCTACAGTAGTCCAACCCTTTTTCTCAAGTTCTACAGGAACAAACAAAGTTGTCTTTGCGTTGTTCCACTCTGTTCTAAAAGCAGAGAACAATTCTGTTCCTGTTTTCAATAAACTATTTGTCGCAAAAAGAGTTGTTTTTGTATTGTTCCACTCCGTCCTAAAAGTTTTAAACAACTCCACTCCCGTTTTCAACAGGCTGTTCGGAGCAAACAACGTTGTTTTTGCATTATTCCATTCCGTCCTAAAAGCCCTGAATAAATCATCCCCTGTTTTCAGCAATGAAACGTCAACAAATAAAGTTGTTTTCGCTTTATTCCATTCATTCCTAAATGCTTGGAACAGATCATTTCCGGTTTTTAGCAACTTTGCATCAGCAAGCAGAGTTGTCTTTACTTTATTCCAACTCGTTCTGAACTCTTTGAACAATTCTTCGCCAGAATCAAGCAGTTTGTCAGGAACAAACAGCGTTGTCTTGAACTTGTTCCACTCCGTCCTTAATTCTTTGAACAGGTCGCTGCCAGTTTTGAGCAGCTTAACGTCAATCATCAGGGTGGTCTTGACCTTATTCCAATCTGTTCTAAGTTCCTTGAACAATTCACCGCCCGTTTTCAGTAGTCGCACATCTGCAAATAGGGTTGTCTTATTCTTGTTCCATACGGTTCTAAGATCCTTAAACAGTTCGTCACCATCATCAAGCAGCTTGTCGTTTACAAACAGAGTGGTTTTATTCTTATTCCAATCCGTTCTTAAATCTTTGAACAATTCATTGCCTGTCTTGTTTGGGCTTATTGGGAGCTCTAATTCTTCTATATCATCTGTATTCAGCTTGACTTTTATTTCTCCATCAGGTAAATTGATTTCCTTTGGAATGTCTAAACCGTTATTTCCATCTCCCTTTGGCCCAAACAACCACTTAAACCAATCAGGGATGTTTATGCTAAACAGTTTTTTCAACCAATCCCAAATTGTCTTTAACAACGCAGGAATACCGAATATCGCAAGCCCAGCAGTTCCGATGCCAAGCAACGCCTTTAACCAATCAGGCCAACCACTTGTAATATCCGAAATTTTCTTAAAGATACCAGTCAATGGTTTTTCTTCAAACATCGAAGAATAATCAGTGGGTTTTTTACCTGATGTTGAACCACTTCCACCGGAAGAAGAATTTGGCTTGACCAGTTTATTTATCTCGTCAAATCCGAGTATTGTTCTCTTTATTTCTTTGGCAGTTTTTCTTGCATTATCAGAAACATTTTTCCCTGCATCGTCCCATTCTGCCGCCGCTTTTTTTGCAACTGTATATGTATCTGCGCCGCTTACAGCAGATACAAGCATATTGAAAAAGTTGATGACATCGACAATCTTGTCTATAATAACATCAAGTACAGGCACCAGAGTTTCAATCAGAGGAGAAACCATAGCACCCAAACTATTCTTCAGATATTGGGAACTTGTCGCCAACCTATCCATAGAAGCGGCGAAATGACCGTTTACAAGATCGCTCCAATGGTAAAGATTAGTGATGCCTGTCTTGAAAGCATCAGTTATTTCTTTAATCACGCTACGAATGGCGCGATAGAACGCAATACGCTTCAAGGATTGCCAGAACGTAGCAAGTCCCGACGCGCCCTTCTTCGCGTTATCGCCAGCGTCCTTCGCGTCTTTACCAACGCCGCGGATTTTAGTCTGCGCTTGTCCTGCCTGTTCGCCAGCGGTTGCCGTTGCGGTTCCAGCATCACGCGCACCCTGCGCCATATCCTGCATCCCGCCAGCAGCACCTTGCGCAGCACCACGCAAACGTCCAGCAGAAGAAGCGAGGCGGTCAAATGTCCTCGCGGCTTCATCGGCACTCGCTGTAACGCAAATAGAAAGATTATCAATCTCTGCCATCTTTTACCGCCTCCTTCTTGGCTTTCTCTAAGTTCCTCTTGCTCTCCGCTTCGAGTTGAGCAATGAATCGTTTGGTGTTCTCGTTTTCGCGCTCTATCTCGCGCTCCCGCGCTTCCTGCTCCGTAAGAGGATAGGGCTGTTCAGGATAACCCGCGCCACTCGGAACCTTGTAGCCCTTTTCAGGGAAGCCGACCAACAACGGCGCACAGCGCAAGGCTTCAAAGATATATCGCCCTTGCATCCAAAGTTCATAGTTCTTTTCATGGCGCTTCATGTCGTGGGCCTTGCGGTAGGCCCGAACCAACGATGGAGCGCCATTCCAGAACTCGTCATAGGTCATTCCCATTGCAAGGTAATACGGGAACGCCTGTGTGAAAATCTCCGCTAACGTGGGCGGCTCTGACGGTTCGGATTCTCCTAAATCGTCGCCGTCCACTCCACGTTTCCCTCGTCGCCCTCGTCCATCAGAGAGTTGTAGGTTTCGGCAACCATGTTGCGCAGGGCTTCGAGCAGCTTGTCCTTGTCCTTCATCTTGCCGAGCAGTTCTTCAATGATCCTGCTGCTTTCCTTGCGGTGGTTCTTATAGAACGCACCAGCCCACAGCATATCCAGTTCGATCAGGGGAGTGCTGCCGCTCTCACCAGGCTTGAAGCCAGCGGCTTCCATGCGCTTCACGGACTCGCGGCTATATTCAAGGCAATAGTGCTTGCCGTTGTAATCGAAGTTAATCTGATTCACAGTCTTAATGTCAGACATTTTTATACTCTCCTTTTTTAACCGTTATTTTGAAAAAAGGGCGGGAGCGAACCCCCGCCCATCATGGGTAGATCAGGCCGCTTCCTTCACAAAGGGAACGGTCACAGCCAGCGTCACGGTCATGTCACGCACAGCGTTCACGTCGGCGCCGTTCGGAGTGACGTACAGGTAGCCCTTGCCGGTGAACTTGCCATACTCGCCGGTGGGAGTGTAGGTGTTGGTTGCGCTGTCGAAGGTGTCACCGAACCACATGGACAGGTTCAGTTCCTGGCCCTCCAGGCCCTTGATGGTGTCGTACACATCACTGTCGTAATTGCAAGTGAACTGCTTGCTGTCGTTCGCAGCCAGACCGAAGATGGAAGTCCGGGCATGGTCGGCCTGGGTGGTGGTGTCCAGCAGTTCGGGCGGGTCGATCAGGGTAGGATCGGTTTTGAATTTGAACAGTTCAGCCCAAGTCAGCGTACCGGTGCCGGTGCCCTTCATGAAATGAGAGCCAATGGTCGAAATCGCCATTTTGTCATTCCTCCTTATATTGTTTCTGTGTCGGTAATCCTGCGGCGATACCTCGCTGTCATGCGATATATCGTCGCGTCGTTCATGTTCTGAATGGGGTTGCAGAAAGTCCGCACAAAACGGTATTTCGCCAGAACTTCGTCTATCAGCGCAACAATCGCCTTAGTCTGGGCTTTCTTGCCTTTGTTGAGGTTGGAATATACGTCCACCTGGTACATCACGTTCACGGCGTTCTCAATGTTGCCGTTGTCCATGGCGCGTTCGTCCACGTTGTTGTCCATCTCCACGACAGACACGGCGGGGAACTTGGGCGGCTGGGCCACATACTCGCCAGCAATAAACCCGTTGGGATAGGCCGCACGAAAAGCATCCGCACACGCTTGAAAGACTTTCGCCTCGCAATCAATCACTTGCGAACACCTCCCGCGCTATTTTCACAATATCCCTTGAAACGCTCTGTACAGCCTTGTACAGCGGCATGGAGGCGGGTGTACCATGGGTCAGATGGATTTGTCCATCCCCGCCATCATAGGCCCAAACCTCTTTCCTGCCGTTGCCTTTGCCGTAACTGCCGATGGTGAAGCCCAACCCTGTACCCAGCGGATTAGGGGAACTCCCTACAGCCCCGTTGTAGTACACGCCAGCGCCGAACTCCATGAACACAGCGTCCTCGCCATTGGCAATAACCACGGTCATGTTGTCGCCTTGGTTCTCAACCACGACGTTTACGCTGCCAGTCACAGCGCCCTCGCCTATCAGGTCATCCACAACCGCCGTGTTGAATACCGCGCTTGCGTCCTTCGCTATGAAGTAGGCGATACGTTCACGCAGTTCATCAGTCTTGCGCTGTACCCATCGGGAATACTCCCGAATCTCGTTTACAGCCCTGTCGATGCTTGCCGGGTCGAAAACGTCAATGGTAATCGTCCTGCTCATGCGACAGTCACCTTGCTTACCGCTATCACAGTGCTGCCGAAGTTCGGCAACCCGCGCCCGACCTTACGCACGATGTAGTCCCACGGAGTTACGATCTCGCCGTCAGCGTTGACTTTCAGTGCGCCGTTTTCGTCGAGTTCGGGAACCGTGTCTATCCACAGCACCGCGTATTCATCAATCGGGGTGTCCCTGTCGCCTGTGACAATCACCTTGTCGTACTGGTCATCGTCGCCAAACTGCCTTGCCACAACGTCGCCCTTCGCGGGTGAAATATTACCGCTGGTCTGTACGGGGTTGCCATAGGATGCAGATGTTCCGATCTGGTTCCCGTACTCATCGTAGGTTTCAACCGTCGAATCATACAGCGCATACCAGAACACTTGCTTGTTCCGAAAACACATCCTCGCCATCGACCATCACACCTTCGCATAGGCAATCACGTTTTGACGGATGTACCTTGTCATGTCCGTAAAATCGAAGTGCCGATGGATGCCGTTTTCGATGGAAACGCTCTGCCCTTCAAGGCCGCGTTGGGTAAAGCCGTTGACCACGGCATACACCTGCGTCATTTCATAGGCGGGGGGTACATCGTCGGGCATATCGTCCGGGTTGTACGAGAACCGCCATTGAAGAATTTCAGTCTTGGCAAGAGTCAGATAGGAGTTAATGGTGTCATCGTCAGGCGCGTCAGGCCCCATGATGGTTTTCACCATTGCCAGCTTTTCCTCGGTGGTCATCCGTCAGCACTCCTTTCTTACTTTTTCACGGCTTTCCCGCCCCGTTTGACAGGGGCGGGTTCCTTCGCTTCTTCCTTCGGCTCCGGGATGATACCCACCGTGATAGAGCCGTCAGGGTTGCGCCGAATCATCAGGCGTGGGACACGTAGATGCCGTTGGTCTTGTGGGACAGCACCCACGCGCCGTGAGCGAACCTCATGTTCAGCTTCCAAGCGTCGGCCTCCTGGTTCACTTCGGGGGAGAAGATTCGAGGCACATAGTGCTTCATCACCTGGAGGACAGCGGACGGATGGATGATCATGTAGTTGATGGCCTTGCCCGTGGTCGCGGTCGGCGTATAGCCACCCGCAGCGCTGGAAGTGCTGGGGTTCGCCAGCGTGATGCTGGTCTGGAAACGCGGCTGCGGCACGCGGATGATGCGCATGTCGTTGTAGATTTCAACGCCGTAGTTGACGTTGTTCTCGCCGTTCATCACCATGCGGGTGATGCCAGCCTTGATCAGGCCGTACACGGTCGGGGACACGAACAGGATGCGGCCCTCATAGGGAACCTCGGCGTTGTCCAGAGCCACGCTCGCCGCGTCAATGGACGCGATAGTCGCAGCACCAGCAGACAGGGTTTCGGTCGTGACGTTGCCAGCGGCAGCACCAGAGGCGTACTGCGCGAAGCGGAAAGCGTCAACTTCGGGGATCACATGCTGACGCTCCACGGTGGACAGCAGGGAGCCGAAGGCCATGCCCAGCGTTTCGTCATTGTCCAGCACGTCGATCATGTAGGAACGGCCACGGTCGGTTTCCAGCACGTAGGGCTGCCAGGTGCCGTTCGCGTCACCGGGAACGAAGCCAGCGTTGCGGTCGTAGTTCGCCATGCCAACGGTAGTCAGGTTGAAGATGTTCACGGTGTTCGCGCCGGTGAAGTTCACGAACTGATTCGCGGTGTCCAGGATCGCGGACTTGGAATCCTGCTTGTAAATTTCATCCAGGAACGGTGCGTACTTCGCAGCCAGAGCGATCTGGTTTGCGACAGGCGCGGTAACGGTAGTCGCCATATCTCATTACTCCTTTACGATTTGATGGGTAGGCCCATCCACCCGCGAATCTTGTCATCCTCGGACTTGACAGCGGTGTTGGTGGTGGGCGGGATGCCAGCCGAAAGTCCAGGCTGACGGTTCAGGGCTTCGTTGTTCAGGCGGGTTGTGGTCGCCTCAACAAACGCTTTCAGGCAGTCGAACACGGAATCCATGTCGCCATCCGCAAGCGCGGTAGCAGTTTTCCCGGCAAGTTCAGCGTCCATGTTCAGCGCAAGGCATTTGCCCGTATAGTCGCTGACGCGCTTTTCCTTGCGCAGCGTTTCCAGTTCCTCCCGCATGGCCTTGTCCTGCTCGGCACGTTCAGCTTCGGCACGCTCCGTTTCGGTCTGCTTCTCACGAAGCTGACGTTTCCATTCGGCGGCATCCGAACTGGCCTTTGAGAGTGCGGCTTTCAGTTTCGCAATCTCGGCGTTTTCGGGCTTCTCGTCCTTTGCGGGTTCGGTCTTTGCATCTGCGGTTACAACAGCGGGATTGACGGTAATCGTACCGCCCTTCAACAGTTCGGCGGGAATCGTACCCGTCGTTACGGTATTAGTGACAACGCCATTAGTGCTATCACCAACAACCATTTCTCGTCCCATTTCCATGTTCTTACTCCTTGCGATTTAAGGCTTCTCTGCCTGATTTTGCGATTTTCGACTTCTCTGTCGTTTGCGGGATTAACGTCCTTCTCTGGACGATAACAGCGGCATCAGCCGCGAATTACCTCTACCACGCAGCGACAGTTCACATTGTTCTCAGGGAGGGCGAATCCACCCGGATAATCAGCACTGTCGCCGTCGTAGGTGTAGAACCTTGAACCGAACGGCACCACCATGCCTTCAAGATAGTCGTGTGTGTCACGCACCCGGTCATCCTGCATCGTGCGCCAACGCTTGGAAGTTGAACCTTCAAGCCCATTCGCAACCACGGCATCTACAGCCCCTTGGTTGTAAATCCGTGTCGCGTCTGTTTCGGCTATCCGTGTTATGTCAAACATGGAACCGCCTGTTTCGTAGTAACCCATCACGCGGTCACGCCACGTTTCACCCGCAACAGGCGCGTACACGGCAGCGTCCACAGCGTCTACAGAGGGCATTTCAGCCGTTCCAAGTTCGCTATTGGTTGCGGTAGCACCGTTGGCGTAGGACAGCAGGAACAGGTCTAAAAGCTCGTCTATGATGTCTTCCGCGTCCTTCCTTGACGCGATATGCCCGTCCTCGTTGAAGTGAACCCTCAGTCTGTCTTCAAGCGCGTTGATCTCGTCAATCGGGAGAATGGTCATACGGAACCACCCGATTCAGTTTCGCCGTTGTTGTTGTCGCTCTCAACGATCTCGGCTTCACCCTGTCCGTTGGTCTGCTGCTCAACCTCGTCAACCTTGGTCGGGTCGCCCCATACCATCTTTAAGTAGTCCTCGGACTTCTCAATGTCAGCCACAGGGTCGTTGGATATGCCCGACTTCTGGGCTGCAAGTTCAGGGTGCATACCAGCGGCAAGCAACGTCTGGAACGCTTGCGCCTTGGCTTGCACGTTCACGGTCTCGCCGTGGTCGAAGTGAATCTCAAAGTCGGACAGGCTGATGTCCAACAGTCCGCGCCGTCGCAGGATTTCCACGAAAATGCGGTCAAACTGCTTGTTGCTCTCCTTGAACAAGTCCTCGGTGTTTCGGGCCGCGCAATCGGCCTGATACCATCCGCTGTTCGCCAGCACCGCGCTGCCGGTGGTGTCATAGGTCGTGCCGTGTTCGCTCACCAGCGGCATGGCGCATATCCTGTAGACCTCGTTTTTCAGATGGTCAATCAGGACTTTGGTCTGGGTTTGATCGAGGGGCTGGCTCAAAATCTTGAAATCGGCTTTGTTCTCGCCGATGGATTTCAGAACGATCATGCCCGCTCTGCGAATGTCATTGGAAGTCGTGCCCTCCGGGAACTCGCAGTTGGTCGCCACGGCAAGGCTCTGAATGAACTGCTCCACGCCATCACAGGCATTGGACACGATGTTGTTGATCTCGTCCAACAGGGGCAACACGCTTTCAAACGCGCCCATGTTAATGCTGTTGTACCGATACTCGATAATCGGGATCAGGCCAAGAGCGTTCGGCTCCACGCTGTCAACGGAAACAGCCGTTGCGAGGAACGAACTGTTGACCTGCGTGGTCAGCATCTTGCCCGTCACACCGCCAGACAGGTGATACACATAATCGCGGGTGTACACATCGAACTTGGCGCGGTCATCCACCACAACCATGTTCACGCCCATTACAGGCTCATTGCCGGGTCTCAGGCTATACACCACGAAAGCGGAGCGCGGGTCAAGCGCGTAGCAGTGGACAGGCGTTTCGGGGTCATTGTCACGGTCAGGCTCGACCAGAATCACACCCTTGCCAACGGTATGGAACCAGTCAACGGCCTTGTTATCGGCAGCGTGCTTGTAGCTGCGATACAGGAACTCGTTCAGCTTGTTCACCTTGCCCTGCGCGGCAGTACTGCGGGCCACATAGAACGCGGGCTTTGTCAAGAAATACCCATTCTTGAACGCCACGATCTCGTCAGCGTGATTTTCCTGCACGATGTTGAGAATCTCCGGGCGAACCTCTTTCGTCCTGCGTAGGATAGGCTGAAAATTGCGCCGATACCAGTACAGGAAATCTTCTTCAAGAAGGTTCTTGACATGATACGGCAACGCCGTGTTCAGTTCCAACACCACATTCTCAGCCGTGATCTCATCGGAGGACGCATATATATCAAGTCGCCCGAACAGGTCATTGGAAATAACCTTCATCACGGCGTTTCCTTCATTGTCCATGCGTATTCACCTCCGAATCCAAAAATCAAAAGGCCCCAACGTGCGTTATTTGCACATTGGAGCCTTCTCCACTTCCCCGCTGACCTTTCAGCGTGGGGCATATCACTTATTCAACCACCAGCCGCTTCTTCCGAACCGTCTTGATGTTCAGGGTGCCGTCAGGCTTGCGGTAAATCTCAACCTCAAACCCCTTCGCCAGCCATTCATTGATGGCCGCAACCTCTTTCTCTGTCAGCATACGCGCCTCCATAGTCCTATCTAAGCGTATACTACCACAAAACGGGTAATTTGTCAAGCGGTTTTGCTTGACAAAACATCATTTTTCCAATGAATGTTCGGTTTATTCCGAACATTTGACGCATTTTCGCACAATAATATTCGGTTTTAGAACGGCCTTTTCACGATCTCTACCCGGTTCATGCCAAATGAGGACTGTATGAACTCTGCCAGCATCGCAAGCGCGTCCGGAACATCATCGTGCTTATTTTTTCCCGCCGTAGTATACCCACACATCATTTGCAGGAACCGCCGATATTCCTTGTCGCTCTTTATCACAGAATCATCCTTGAACAAACAATGTTCCAAGATAAACGGCTGGGCGACAATGATACGTGTTTCCTTATTCGCTGTCGTGTATTTCGTTGTCAACTTTGCCCTGCCGCCCAATTCTTTGACCATGCCCTGTATCTTCTCTGCAATCTTCCCGCCAGCCTGGTTGCTCTCAAACCGCGCAATCTGAACCTCACGCTCAGTCAGTAGCGAAGCCAACCGAGGTTCCACGGAATCGTTGTTGCTATTGTCGCAAATCACAGCGTCGATATAGAAATCAGCCCCATACTGATACGCAACAGGCATCACGCAGTAGTCAGAACCCTTTGTTTTCGTGTCACATACAGCCACTATCGCGTCAGGCTCTCCGTCAGGAAGTTCAAAGTACCTCCGTAATTCATCCGCGCTATAGAGCAGCCCGAACCTCTCCACAGGGACATTCATGTACAACGCCCGCCAGTTCACATCGTCCATGATCTCCCGCTGCTCATGATAGAACTGTGTGCTGAACCCAACCCCATACGGATAGTCAAAGTTGCTCTCGTCGTTCTCGTCCACGGCGGGCATCACTATGAACCGTACCCTGTCACCTTCGCCATATTCCGCTTCTAACCGCCCTATGATGTCACCAGTTGACCAGCGTGTTGCCAGATGCAGTTCCTTGCACCGCCCAATCTTCCTCTGCCGCAAGTCCGTGTTGTATATCTCCCACAGTTTATCCAACCTCTCACGCGACATGGCAACCTCGATACCACTCACAAGGTCATCACAGTACAAAAGC